TAAAAACTACAAAGGATATTTTGTATTATTACGATGGCGTGGTCAAAAAATGTATCCAGACCATAAACCATATACTGATTGTTATCATTATATTCAATAAAACACTACCTAAAAATTTATTCATTGAATTAGAAAACAAAAATAAAAATCACAAAATACAAAAATACATAAAAATATAATTTGATAAAAATTATATTTTTTTTTATCAAATTATATAGAAAAAATTTATAACATTATAGTAACTCACAATAAATGAAATATGTATATTTGTCTATAATATCATCCGGTTTTGTTATAATTGGTTATTTACCAGAAATTTATATAACTTTTTACCAAATTAAAAATGTTAATTCATCAAGGTATTCTTCTACAATATGGTTTTTAGGAGGGATTTTTGGTATAATTTATAGTTCACTAAATAATGAAGATTTCATAACAATAAATTATTCTATCAACACACTTTTGAATTTATCAATTTTAATTTTGAAATTTTATTATGATTGCACACCGTTGAATATACAAAATAATATGATTAACTCTCCTGCTTCATTGAAAAATGAAGAACTCGAGGAGGTTCTCCAAATGTAAAATCATTTTTAGATAATGCCACATCGTTTTTAAACAAATAATAATTCAATAATGGGATTGCACCAAACCCGCCCGCTATTACTACATCATAATTTATTTCCATTACTTCATTTGATAATAACCGTAAATTATTAATCTCTGGTAATAAATCTTTTGTTTGTATATAAACAGCACTTTTTAAAATTTCTTTATTTTCTGTTTTTTCGTATTCTTTTAATAGTTCTCGTATATTTTCTATATATTTATAAATAGCATCGCTTTTCTTTTGTATCAATTCCTTCTTATGTGGATTATTATAGTTCTCGTTATGTCTGTCTAATAATTCTTTGAACATTGAACTATCAAAATTATATTCTTCTAATTTCTTTTTGAATTTATTAACCGACTTTTCTTCTGAAATATAATTGAATAAATTATCTAATTTTTGTCTTATTATATCATCTTTTAAGTCATCAATAGATTCTTTAAAATTATATAATAAATGTATATTTGAACCATAATTACCTGAAAATATTTCGATTTTTAATGTACAAGGGTTTGATGTATCACCACAAATAGCCATATATCGATTATCTTTTTTAGAAAATATAGTTCCAACTGCTCGTTTACAGTTTATACATTGTGGTTTTAATTTTAATATTTTTTGTCTTGCTATTTTCTTTGTTGGAGAAGAATAATAAATATTTTGTTTTTCTTCTAATAATGTTTGTTCATATTTATTTTTTAATTTAAAATAATATTGTAAACTATCTTCATAACCGATTTGTTGTTGTATTAAATTTTCTTCTACTTGTTGCTTATTTGTTTTACCAGTTGGTATAACCGCCGAATTAATGAATTCAATACTTGGGTTGTTATCATAATTAAAGTCGGTTATATTTTCTGGTAAATTTTCAATGATAGTTAATTTATTATATGAAACATTGAGAACCTTGAGATTATTTAATCCTCTTAAATCAATGCTTCTTAGTTGATTATTTTCACAATTCAATTCAATGATACTACTTGGTAGGTTCTCTAAGTCGCTTATTTGATTATGTGAAACATTCAAATATTCTAAATCTTTTAATTGTGTTAAATCAATATTGGATAAATAATTATATGTTACTCCTAAACTTGTTAGAGAACTTGGTAAATCATTCAATTCAAATATAAAATTTTTATCGATTTCTAATTTTGTAACACCTTCTGGTATATTTATTATATTTGTAATGTCACCTTCTGGTAATTGAATTGTTTTTACATTAGAGAACTCTTCTTTCAAAATAGAAAAATCTATATCTCCATATAATGGTTCTCTTATATCTAAAATATTTGTTCTTTTATTTATCTTTTCTAAAATATCTTTTAATCTTTGTTGGGCTGTATTGTTTTCTTTTATTATAATTTCTCGTTGTTGTTTTATAATATTCATTTATTGGTTTATCTATTATATATTATAGATAATATATCTGGAGAACTTGACGGTTTTATTATATTTTTTCTAATTCTTTACAATTTCATAAAAAATTGAATTACTTTATTACTATTATATTATAGGCAATCAACCCAAAACCAAAACCAAAACCAAAACCAAGTAATTAAGATGTCATCCAATATTATCAATATTTACATTCCTCGCATTTTAGGTAGTGTTAAAAGGAATACTATTATCAACACATTCAGTTATATGAATATTGGTGATATTTTCTATATTGATATGTATAAAAAAATGAATGAAAACAAAAATCCTTACTATTTTGCATTCATTTCATTGAAGTTATATGACAGTAACTCAGCACAGGAGTTAGAAGAAACATTAAATGAAAAAGGAGTAACGCGTATCACTTATGATAAATCAAAAAACCATTATTGGGAAGTAAAAAAACACATTGACCGTTCATTGCGTGGGCGCGTTCCCTCACCCACATCAGTAACTGGTTTTGAATTCTTTTCAGATGAGTATAGTAACGAAAAAATAAATAAAAAAACAGAAATTTTAACAACAAGTTTTACAAAACAAGACAGAGATGATTTAGAAAAAGAGTATGAAGAATTAGAAAGAGAAATTAATTTGGTTGTAAAGTTTTACGAAGACTGTAATAATATTTTATATCAATGAATTTTATTTATTAGATAGTAGCAATTACGTGCGTTTATATTTTTGTAAATTAAATAAATCAAATAAATCATAAAAATCCCATTCAATGAATGGTTTTTTTAATTGTGCACAATTCAATATTTTTATAAACTATATTATTTTCTAAAGTAAAAATATATGACAATGAATAATCACGCATTCAATATAGAGAAATTAAAAATAGATTTTGATAATATTATTACATTAAAACAAGAGATAGCAAAAACAAAAGTCGTTGTTGCTGAAAATTTAAACCAATTAAAAAATGTTTATAATGACTTAATAAAGAGCAATTCAAAAAAAATTTTTCTATTTTGTTTGGATTCGTTTTATTTTCAATATAAATCATTTGCTATGGAAATGGATAATATTGATAAATTCCGAATTCTATTGAATAATCGTATGTATTGTGATTATTATAAACTATATAACATTATTTTATCTAATATAAAAGATAATAAAATAGAATTATCAATAGAAGAATTAGAATTGAAAGTTTATCCACCATATAAAGATTTGGAACCATTCCAAGAGTATAAATTAGAAGACATTAAAGAAATTCACGCAAACATTTTGTATATATTAAATGCATTATATAATGAATGTAGCATAAAGAAGGATACTATCGAAAATTATAATGATAATCACCGAATTGGGTTCTCTATTTCTAATTTTATTAACACACTACATTACGAAAATAATTTATTGAAAGAACAGGTGTCTCTCTATGTCAATTATGTATCTTTTTTTCATATATCACAAAAGAAACAGTTGAACCGTTTATTTATGAGAATTACTGATTTTTGTAAAGAAGTAAAAGATAATATCAATATTAATCGTACATTTTCCATTGATGATATTGAGCAAGAAGAAAAATTAAATTTATTTTTTGAAATAGGACAAGAAACAGCTATAAATAAAATTTTAGAAGATTATGATTTTGGAGGAGAAAATACTGAAAAAATAATTGAAAAAATAGATTTGGTTATCAATAAACTCGATACACCTGTTATATGTGCAAAAAAACTTGAAAATATTATTACTTTATCGGAAATTAGTGATGCAAATAAAAAATCTTTAGAAAGTAGTAATAAACTAAATACTGCGTAAAAATTTCTAACATTTGTATATATATTTTTTCTTTAATATTTTATAAATGGAAAATAAAGAGAATATGAATTTAGATGAAAACAAGATTACGTCATTCAGTAAAAAAGATATTGATACAGCAAGTGTATCACAATCACAACCCAAAAAACATATTGAATGGTCACCTGAAAATGAAATGATTATGGTAGAATGGTGTGATATCGCACAATGTTATAAATGGTTGAATAGTAGTGCACATAAAAGTTTTTCATATATGCACGCTTGGTTTACTATTCCTGCAATTACTTTATCAACTATTAGTGGAACAGCATCATTCGCCCAAGCAAGTCTACCTATAGAATACCAAGTGTACGCGCCGATGTGTATTGGCGCTTTGAATATTTTCATTGGTATATTGACTACTATACAACAATATTTGAAAATATCCGAATTGAATGAAGCGCACCGTGTATCCGCAATATCTTGGGATAAATTCGCTCGTAACATACGGATTGAATTAGCAAAAGCACCACTTGAACGTATGGACGCTGGACCATTTATTAAAATTTGTCGACAAGAGTTTGACCGTTTAATGGAAACCAGCCCATCGATTAGTCAAAAAATCATTGATGAATTCAATAGAGCATTCCGAGGTAAAGAAAATTCGATAGAACGAGAACGATTTGATAAATTAAAAAAACCTGATATATGTAATATTATTATTAGTGCAAATGAATATAGACATCCTTGGTATTTAGAAGAAATAAAAATTGTAGATAGTAATGATTATGGTCATTATGAAAACGAGAACCTTGCTATCAAAATTAAAGAAGAGGAAATAAATGAAAAAGAGCGTTTGATGCGAGAAAAAGAACAAGCAGAACACGAGAGAAAACTAAAAAGAGAAAATGCCCATAATATGTTTAAAAAAGGGTTTTTAGAACTCACAAACAGATTAAAGCAACAAAGTAAAAAATTAGAAGATTATGTAAATTCATTCAATGGATTATATGGTCGTAAACCATTGGTTGAAGAGATTAAAACATATGCTGAACCATTAATTGAAACTGGAGAAATAGAAAGAGAAGCATTAAATAAATTTTTAGAAAAATACAATCCTGATGGTGTTATGGACTTATTATAAATTTAGTTGCAGGAAATCTAATGTTTCCCCGCATGCCCCTTCACTGTAGGGAAACCGTGGTTTCCCCTACTACCCCTTCCCTTTTATATGGCGTAGGGTGAAATATTCATTGGTATAGAATGAAAAATACAAAATCTGTTTTTATACCAGTGAAGATTTGAAACCGCACCCCATAGGGTGCTATGGTTCAAACTGTAACTGGTAACTTAGTTGAAGTTTCATCCGTTGTGCGGATTGAAATCTTCGACGGTTTATATCAATCGTTATGTATAAATATAAAATATAAAAATAAATAATTATAATATAATGAATATAATTATTTTTGTTCATACTTGTAAAAAATATGAAGAAGCAAGAGCAAAATTAATAGAAAATACTTGGGGTAATAAAGATAATATAATATTTATTACAGATAATGAACAAAGCACATTAAAAAATCATATTTATATCGGTGAATATAAAAGGGGGCCAACATATCATCCTGAAAATGTATGGAAAATGTTTAACATATTTATTAAACGATATAATAATTATGATTGGTTTATGATTATAGATGACGACTCTTATTTGTATTTAGACAAATTAGAAAATTATTTATCGTTTTTTGATAAAGATGATTGTTATATGATTGGTGATTTTTTAAATTGGGTTTCAATAAGAAAAGAACCTGATTTTACTTGTGATTATACAAAATGGGTTAGTGGTGGTCCGGGAATAGTATTTACAAAAAAATGTATTGAAATATTTTTGAAATTAATAATTACTATAAGAGAACCAATCATTAATCATGATGTGTGGTTACATCGTTTATATCAAAAGTCGGATAAGAGAATTAAACGGGTTCATTGTCCTGGCTTTTATCAATGCACTGCTAAAGAATTATTAACAAAATATCCAAAGGATAGTAATAAAATTATATCTATTCATTTAGAACATAATATGGATTTATTAAATGAATTTCATAATTATTAAATAGATTTAGCTTTATTCACGGATTGGTTCATAATGCCCTCCTGTCCAATATACCTGTATTGTTTTTTCATAATTCTGGTTTATTGGTATAAATTCGATATCTTTTTCACAAATGTTTCTATAATTTTTTACTATTATTCGTAAATTCCATAATGATGCTGCTGCTTGTATTTCGATTGCACCACCCCAAGTGCTGGTATTACGCATATCAGTAATATAATTTGCATTTTCTAAACTTAGTATGAAACTCGTATCCAAACCATCTATAATTGGTTTATTTTCAGCCAAATAATCACATATCTTTTGCCGAATATTATAACTATTTTCAGGTATAAAATAACTTAAACTATTGAATAAACACGACATTATATATGCTGTATAATAACAACATATATAATTATTTTTACAATTATTTTTACTTACTCTTCTTATTTTTATTCGTTTGTTTCGATTGATGGTGGTGGGGTAGGTTCATATTTTGGAAATACATATGTGGTAGTAATTTCTGTAAATCTTCTTATATCTTTTACACACCAAAGTTGTTTATAGTTTTCGAAGAAATAAATACAACTATATTTATGATGGGATTTTGGTATATCTTCTTGTGGGATGCCATCATAACTTACATCATCATCTTCTTCAACATCAAAATTAATGTTTTCAATATCTTTATTAATATTCAATACATATAACGATTTATCAATAAATGTAGCATATCGCTTTATCATTCGTAATCTTTTTAAATCTTCTTTTTCAATTGGGTCTGTTGTAAAAAACAAACAATTATTTCCAAAAACATAATGTAATATTCTATGATTATCTATTCCTTTTTCTGCGTCATCGACATAAACATTAATATAATCAGATTCGTCTTCGTTCAATTTACATAAATATAAACAGCAAGGAATATTTATTCTATCGCCATTTTCATCAGTAATGTACGCTATAAATTCATTATCGTGAAACATTTTTGGGATGTTATCATCCGTAAAATTATTAGCATATACCTTCTTTTCATTTATAAATTCATCTAATATACACCATAATTGTTTATCGTTTTGTTTTAACTGAAAATAGGTACTATCGAAAAAAGCATAAATAATATCATTATGTTCAATATACCCTCTGTAAGCACCTTGAATTATATCATCACTTACATCTTCTGTTAAATTTTTGAACTTATTGAAACATTCATTTTCAAAAATGTTACTGGTTTCATCAGTATTATCATTGAATATAGTTGTTTCCATTATGAACCCCGGAAATGCTAATAAATTTTTATCTTGATTTTCTTTTACATTAATTTCTAAAAAAAATTGTAAAAATGGTTCTTTGCCTTTTCCATTAATATTAAAAGTACAAAAACGAACCTCATATGGCTTATTATTTTCGTTTTTCCCTAAAGTAAAACTAAAATCACGGCTTAAATTTTCATTGCTTAAATAATAATATTTTTTATTATTAAATTCATATGATTTTTTTTCAATGAAAAAATGTCGCATCTTATTTGCTTGAAATTGTGTAAATATATTTTGTAAACTGGCAAAATCGGGTTTTGAAAAATCAAATGTTGTTTTATTTTCACTTTTATTTTCTGTTGTATTTTCTACAGAAGGTTCTTGTTGTTCAGTGCTGTTTTTTTTACTTTTTCTGGGAGCTCTTGGTTTTTTAGTATCACTGCATAATTTTTTTTGTATATTTTCTTTTTTTTTAAAATCTGTAACCGGCATTCTTAATTTATATAATTATATATATTTATTAGGTTTGTATTTATATTATTTTGTTAAGTTATTTTTTAGAAATATTGAAAAAATATATTTTCAAAGTAATATAAAAACTATGCGTATAATATAGTATAGAACAGATTATTATAATCACATTTGATAAAGTTTTTACTTTCGATTTCTAAATAAATCCACCTAAAATGTATTACGACGATAATTTCGACCCTGCACTACCAAACGATACTGGAGTTCCAACGTATGAAAAACAAGAATTTTTTGATGACGAATCTACTACTGTTTCATCGGTTGTAAATAAAAAATCAGCAAATTTAAAACCAATGGATAAAAATTACCATAAAATTACTTTACACCATAAAATGATTACAAAAAAAAATGGTAAACAAAAGGCAGATGTGGTTGAGTTGTATGATACTAATTTAACACCTGGAGGCGTTATTCGAGATGCTGTTACTGGTAGTAGAATGACACAGTTTCGTGTTGGTTCAAGAGATGAAAATTTCTTTTTCAAAACCAGACTTAGTATTGATGGTGCGGGTCTATTTGATAATAATACATTTTACTTTGATAGTCCTGAACAATTTGAGCGCTTATTATTCATTCAAGTTTCACAAGAAATTAAGGAAAATTGGCATTCGCGATTAATTGAAGAACGATTACTTAGAAGCAGTGGAAACAAGTAAGTTAATAAAATAAAATAAAAAATATAAAAGTCAAAAAGATAATTATAAAAATTGAATAAAAATATTACTTTATATAGTGTATAAAGTAATATAATGAAGTTATTTATACTAATGTTTGGATTTGTTCCCAGATTTACTAATAAAATTAAGAATAAGTTATATGATACAAACGAATTACAACAATATCCTATGAATATGTTTGAAGATGAAGATATATTTTTAAAATTTAAACCATTTTATTTCAATACATCCGGTTACGATTGTAGGTTTGGTGAGAATTCAGTTAATAATAATGAAATGTATAATATTATTCGTTTCTTTTATATGTATAATCTATTGAAAACATTACAAAGTAATTTACATGATGATAATAAAGTAGAACTTATTGATGAATATAACAAATATAATGATAATACTTCATTTATGCCTAATATTGCTGCAGGCGGTTTATTTGATGACTGGAACAATGAATTTATTCCATAGAATAATTCAAAAAATAATATAAACAATTTTTTATTTTATATTATATACTGTAAAATGGATAATAAAATAAGCGATAAAGCAGAAGAAAATAAAAAATTCAGAAAACTAATTCACGATATTCGTAATATGATAAAGTTAACTGACGAAAATATTACTTATATTGAAACATTAGATAATAAAGAAAAAATGGAAATTATTATTGAATATGATAAAGTATTACAATCATTGATACAAATTATATATTCAGACTTGTAATTATAGTAACAAGTAAAAACAAAGATAAAATAATATAAATATATTTCTTATATACATATATTTATATTTTTCTTATTTCGCATGCCTGAAAAAACTCCTATTCGCGCTATTTCTGTTTTTGATAATAAAAAAATAAAAGGTATTGTTTATTTTACCGAAAATCTATCAAATAACACTGTGATTATTGATATACATATTGAAGGGTTGAAAAAAAATGGTCTTCATGGATTTCATATACACGAATGTGGTGATATGAGTGAAGAATGTGAAAGTATGTGTGCTCATTTTAATCCATATGGTAAAAATCACGGCTGTCCTGGTTCAAAAGAACGACACGCAGGTGATTTAGGAAATTTAATCGCAAACCAAAATGGAATTGCTCATTATCAACGCATTGATGACATAATAAAGTTACGCGGAACAAAAGCAAATATTATAGGTCGTGGATTAATCATTCACGCAGACGAAGATGATTGTGGTTTAGGAAATTATCCAGATAGTTTAACTACTGGACATTCAGGTAAGCGTATTGCTTGTGCGGTTATTGGATATGCAAAACCACCTAATAAATAAAGTTCCAATTATATAATGTAAATATAATATATATTATATAATTTTAAAAATGAATGACCCTTATATTCCTATGAACGCATATATTTTTATTGGAGTAGCATCTTTAGTTTTAGCATTTGTTACGGTTTTAGATAATAAACAAGAAGAAGATAATACAGCACTTGATAATGCAGAACAAGACGACCAATCATTTACTGATTATTTACCATCATTTAATGGAAATCCTGAAAATGCTACACCTGAAACCGCAAATGAAGTTGCTGAACAACCAGGTGAACCTGTAGGTCAACAAAATGATATGTTTAATTCGAATTTGAATTCTGACCAAGGATTATCACAAAATGAATATCAAACACCTCCGCTTGTAACACAAAATCAACCACCAGCTCAACAAAATGATATGTTTAATTCGAATTTGAATTCTGACCAAGGGTTAGCACAAAATGAATATCAACAACAATCAACACTAAATCAACCACCAGTCACACAAGCTCAACAAAATGATATGTTTAATTCTAATTTGAATTCTGACCAAGGGTTAGCACAAAATGATAATCAAATGTTACAACGCCCTCAGCAAGGACAATCTCAACAATATGGAAATCCATTTGCTGGTGGAAAAAATAAAACAGGTAAAAAAAGTGATAAACATAATAAACGAAATAAAAAAACAAAACGCTATAAAGGAAAATAAATTATGGATAAGTGAATAAATAGAATTGTAAAAGAACTACATAACTTTGGATAAATTTCTTGTAAAAAATTCATTTATTTGTTGAACATTAGCGCCAATAATAATATCATTCGGTACATAGTTAGTATTATCTTTTTCATAACATAATATAGCTGGAATTCCATTGACCATTTTTTTGGATTTTAAAAAAGCATAAATATCAAAACTTTCATCTACATCAATCATAGCACATTGAACTTTATCATTTCTTTTATTAAACCAGTCTTGAACCAAACCTTCTATTTTTTTACAAGGTCCACACCAATCCGCACCGAATTTAATAATAAATAAGCCTGGATTGTTTTGTAATAATTGGGCAAAATGGTTACGGTCTGTTATTTCCGTTAATATTGGTAATTGCGACATAAATATATTATTTATTGTAATATATTTATATTTATTGCTCATATATATATTTTATAGTTTTTTATGTTAGAGTTTTATTTTCTGCATACTTTTACACAACGGCATTTTTTTGTAGCACGGCTACGATGTTTGTTGGTTGGGCATTTTTTTGATTTGCGTTGAACTCTCTTCTTTTGTGTTTTTCTTTCAGGCATGATATTCTTATATATAGTGTATTGAGATAAAAATATAAAAATAATTTCTGTATTTTCTATAAATGAATAATATAAATAATCATAAAACACATAATCTAAATATTCATATGTATAATCTACAAGATATATTGGGATTATTTGATTTGACATACGATATTTCAGTGGAAGATTTAAAACGTGCTAAAAAGAAGGTTCTCATGTTACATCCTGATAAATCCAAGCTTTCGCCTGATTATTTCCTTTTTTATAAAAAAGCATTTGATATTGTAGTCCAGTTTTATAAAAATAATAATAGACAAAATCAAGAAATAACACAAGAAACTACTAAATATAATCCTTTAGTCAATGATTTCAATAAATCTACATACAAACAAGTAAATTCTGTTATAAATAATATGAAACCTACTGAATTTAATGAAAAATTCAATCAATTATTTGACGCAAATATGGTTCAAAAATCGAAAACAAATCGTAACGAATGGTTCTCTAAAGAAGACCCTATTTATAGTATTGAAAAAAATGTTTCGGTAAATAATATGGGTCAGGTGTTGGATAATATCAAACAGAAGAATGCTGAAATTATACGCTATAATGGTGTCCAAGAACTATATGTATCAGGTGGCGTTGGAACTAAATTATACGATGGATATGATGGCGAAGAAAATGAAGACGATGAACAATATTTTAGTAGTGACCCTTTTAGTAAATTGAAATTTGATGATTTACGAAAAGTCCATAAAGACCAAACCGTTTTTGCTGTTAGTGAAAAAGATATCCATAATATACCACAATATTCATCAGTTGACCATTTTGTTAGAGAACGCAGTAAACAGCCATTAACGCCATTGGAAAAACAAGAAGCCGAATATTATTTGGCGATGAAAGATAAACAATATCGTGAAAAAATTATGCAAAAAGAACATTCTGCTAATTTGAAATCAATGGAATATGCTGAAAAAAATAAGACAGTTTTGTCTAATTTTTTACGGTTGGGGAATTAGTGGGGGGTTTATTTTTCTATGTTATTTCATAGCTAAAAATTTATCGGTAAATCATCTCTAACGAAATGCGCTTCGCCGTTTCTATTCCAACCAACTACCAAAGTAATGATTTCTACACCATTTCGTCTTGCTTCATAAAATGCTTCTCTGTATTGTGGGTCGATTACAGATGGTTGAAAACTGGCAACATCAGTCCGTTGAATTACATAACACATCAAACATCTTGTATTTTCATACATATTTTTCAATGCCATTAATTCTTTTATATGTTTCAATGCCCTTGGACTAATTGTATCATTTGTTTTTTTGCGGTATCCATCTGGAAAATACGCGATTTTGGAATTTACATCATAATTATCATAATTTTTTGTTTTTCGTTCTTTTGCATTAACATCTTCGTAGTCCGCCAATGGCACATTTTTTATTTCCATAATAAAACGCATACCATTTTCATCAATTCCTGAAAAATCAAATCGGGAATCTACTACTCCATCGATGAATATAGCAGTTTCTCTTCTATATTCTTGTACATTCTTTAATTTTGATAAATAATTATTTTTTAATGCATTTTCTACTAATTGTTCAGCTAATTTTGGATAAATACCGATAATTTGTTCGTGTCCTTTTTCCATTTTTACTGATAAATAAATTCTATATTCACATTTTTTATTTTTTTCTTCAATTTGTACTTCACCTTCTTGTTTATTTTTATTATTTTTTTTATTTGTTTTATTTTTGTTTTCTTGTTTTGTCATTAGTATGGTAGCACCTATATCAGCCAAACCACAACAACCTAATGACGCGCTATGAGCTAATATTTCATTGTCGTCATATAATACATCAGCAACATATGGCGATTTGATTACTTTTGATGGTCGTTTTGCTACTTGTCCTTCTACCAAATTATTTATTTTCATTAACAATTTGTTAGTTTCTTCCATTGTCGTTATTTTCTTGTTATATTGATTTCTTGTTTTAATAATATAAATAAAACAAGAAAAAAGAATTCAATTTTTATCTTCTCATAAAAAACCATTGTTTATCCGCATCCAGCATTAACCCTTTATAATCCACTACTCTTTCTTCAATATCGCTATAACTTTCACATTGAACTACAGTAAATGGAAAAAGCATATACCAACGATTTATTCTTTGTAATGTTTTCCAATACATATCCAACGCATATTGTTGTTTATTATTAGGATTTTTTAATAATCCTTGTACACTTTCACGGAAATTTTGTATCAAAACATCATAATATGATTGCTTTACAATATAACCAGTAGTGGTTTGGCAATTCGATACACGAATACAATAATCGGTTGTTTTTTCATATGGCGGAACATTATTTCCACCAATCAATAAAACATTCCACTCTATGGAATTATTATCATAAAATTTTTGTAAACTATCCTTGAGAACTTCTGGATTTGTAAATGTAATATCGTCTTCGCATATAAAAACAGTTTCGTAATTACGTTCTTTTGCTAACTCCAAACATTTTATATGGCTCATAGTACAACCAATAGCACCGTTTTTTGTTTTAATTGCGTTAAACCGTTCTCCTTGAATTCCAATTTTTTCTAATTCATTTTTAACGTGTGTTAAACGGTCTTTACGATGTTCTAAATTGATATATAATGTGTTTTTTAATAATTCCATTTGTTTGTATAATTATAATATAATTATATTTTTATATATTATTTGACACAATATTATCTCTAATAAAAGTATTTATAATAGATATATTTTTTAATTCTACATTTTCTTTTTTTACATATTTTGATTTATTATCTTCATCTTGTAGCATTGAATATAATTTTTCACTTATTTGTATAGTATCTGGTAAGGTTGAACTTTGTAATCTTGCTGCTATATTCACGGTATTTCCCACAACACATAATCTTGGTTTATCTATTCCCAAAATCCCTATAATTGCTGAACCAATATGTATTCCAATTCGTAGTTGTAATTTATATGAAGGAGCTATTATTTTTTTCGTTTCTATTAATAAATTTTCAGCAAAATTTATTATTTCATTTATAACTATATTTATATCATATTTTTTATACATATCTCCTACAACCATATAAGAATCTCCAATTGTTTCTATTTTTTGTAATGATGGATATTTTTTTATCAAATTATCAAATCGTGTATACATCTCTTTCAAAATCATAAATGTGACTATATCCATATAAGTTTTTGCTATTTTACAATAACTTACTATATCTGTAAATAAAACACAAATATCTGGTTCTCTTATAAATTTTTGTTTATTATCTATAACATAATTCGAAAAATTATAGGGTAATATATTATCGAGTAACTGTTCTTTTTCTTTTAATTTATTATATTCATCTTTAGTAATAATAATATTTTCATCTTTAGTAATAATAATATTTTCATCATCTTTATCATCTTTATCATTTTCACCGTTTTTATTTAATTTTTCAATTTCTAATTATATATATTAATGATATTATATAATTTACAAAATATAATATCATTATAACCGATATTATTTTGATAAATCGATTATTTGTGGTATAGCCTTATCTTTCCAATAATGTATTAAAATAACAACACCTTCATCATTCAGTGTTTTTGCTTTTTCGTGGTCGCTTTCTTCTTCATAATATAATTTATATTCAAAATCATAAACATTTGTATAAATAATTTTAAATAAATTTGCCGTTATTAAATAATAATTTTGCATTAAATCATTATTGTCTATATTATAAATATCTTTTAATGCTTCATATATAATTTTATTATTAGGAACACAACCAATAAACCCTTGAAAAATAGTTCCTGTTAAATACGAATTTACTGAAAAGAATTCATATTCTTTTGTGATGTTTTCAATATTGTCTTCAATCATTGCGTCGCTGTCTATATAGACGCCGCCTTCGTTATATAAAAAATAATATCTAAATAAATCGGCTTTATGTTCTCCACTTCTTAAATTCCAAAATTTGTTTATTATTAAAGGGAATTCTGCGATGGGATTATTAATAAAATATTGTAGAATTTCTTTATCGGTAAAATGTTTATATTCCCAATTTGGTGCCTTTTCTTTAATCATTTCTATTACATATTCTGGTAATTTTTCTTTCGATGTTTGAACAATTGTTTTTGGGATAGCCATTTATTGTATTTTATTGTATTTTATTTTTTATATATCTTTTTAATGATAAAACAATGTTTTGATTTATTCATTTGAGAACAATACTCTTTTTATCTAAGACAACTTCTTTAATAACATTTTTCATTATTTTATCACGATATTTGTCCTCTTCGTCTTTTCCACGACCACCCAACGCAACTGATGCCAATTTAAAAAAATGTTCGTTTTCTTTTGTATTGTTCTCCCTACATTCTGGGTATTTTTCTTGCCAGTTTTGTATTTGGTTTAAATTCAATTGTGCTATGCGGTCAATCGTCCATTTCAATTTCTGTTTCTCTTCATTTTCTTTCTCCCAAATATCGTTATCTTTTATATACACTGTTTCACGTTTCAAATCTGTACAGTGAATGGGTAGTTTTTCTGTTTCCAGTTTCTTTAGTTCCTTTATAAATATTCGTGAAATACCGTCTATGAAACCTAATTTGCCGGTGGTTTCAAAATCGGCTGTTGTTAATTGAAATGAATTAATAAAATCAACTATATTCATCGCATCTTTACAAGTCTCGTTTAAGAACAATTGGAGATTAAATTGATTATTATTCGTATTATTTGTTGTATTATTATTTACTACACATTGGTTTTTTGCTAATTCTAATATTTGTTGCTGGTGTTCCTTATTTTGTTCTAATAATTTATTTTGTAATTCTTTATTTTGTTCAATGAGAACATTTTGTAATTCTTTGCTTTCTTTTAACACTTCCATAAATAATTCAGGTGTGATATTTGGCGTAAATTTATTTTGTAGCGGTTCATGTTCTCTTTCATTATTTATTACAATACAATTTTTTTTATGCTTCCATAAACCACTATTGTTTAAATATTCCTTATTACAATGAGAACAAATATATGTAGCTTCTTTAGATATTCCGTTTATATTACTTATATGTTTATCTGTTAATAAATGCTTATCGTAATTAGATTTAATAATTGTAGTATAATTACAAGATGTACAATTATATTTTATTGATACTTTTTCATTTCCATATATTTCTAAAGTATCTTTATTTGTATTAATTTTATGTTTCAGTGT